GGCCGATGGTGTAGGTGCCGTCGTCGGTCATCGTTGCGGTGCCGATGACCGTGCCGTTGTGGTACAGCTTGACGACGCCGTCGACGCTGAGGGTGGTGTCGTAGCCGACCGTCGCCGACACGGTCGCCATCCCAGATCCGGTGACCTGCAGCTTGTTCGCGGAGATCGCGGCCGGGTAGGTGGGATCGGAGATCCACCCGGTCACCTGCTTCTCGCTGCCCGACCAGCCGGTGAACGTCCCCGCCTTGGTGATGCGTTGCCGAGTCAGCACCGGTGTCATTCGGGCCACCGCCGGTACGGAGTGAGTGACACTTTCACCGCGGTCTTCCCTGCGATGGTCCCGGTCGCCGAGATCGGGATCGACACCGCCGCACCGCCCTTCACTCCCCGCGAGAACCGATTCTTCAGCCGCGGATACACGTTGACCTTCGTGTTCAGTTCAGTCGCAGTGCGTTTACGCGGCAGGGTGGTGATGAGGACGACTTCGCCGGTCTTCACCTCGATCGTGATCGTGCGGACCGTCGGCCCGGTCGGGCCGTTGTCGGCGATCGAGAACACCCCCGGACCCTGCAGGAGGTAGCGGGGCCATCCCGACATGTCGCCGCGGTTTCGGACGTTCGCGAACCACTGGCCACCCGTCCACCCGGCCGGGGTTTCGGCGATCGAGTCGAACGACGCCCAGAACGGGAAGTCGTAGCGGGCCGCCCAGTCGAGGGGCCAGTTCGACGCAAAGTCGGGTGGCAGCACGTCGCGCGGCTCCTGCTGGTGCCGCAGATCCATCCACCAGTGCCCCATGTCCTGGGTGAACCACGTCAGCCGGCCGGTCTCGTACGGGGACCACGCGTCGAGCCACTCTCGGAAGATGCGGCGTCGTTCGCGTGGGGTGCGCGCCGAGATGGTGATCTCCATGTCGACTTCGCCCTTGTCGAACGTCGTCTTGATCCAGTCGGCGCCATCCTGATTCGCACCCTGCTGGTCCTTGTGCGCGAACGGACCGTGCACTCCTTTGATCGTCCGGAGCATCACCCCCGGCAACGGCGGCAGCGGCGCGACACCACCCTGGATCGGGAAGGTGCGGCCGTTGGCGCCGGTCCACACGATCTGGCGGCGGTCGAGCTGCAGCATCGTCTGCGCCATGCCGGCAGTCGCCGGGCCCCGGGTCGGCGGCAGAATCAGCGTCACCGGCGCATACCGCCCTGGTGGGTGCGCATCTCACGACCCAGCCGGCGGGAGTCCTCGGCCGTCGATCCCTGCGAGATCCACTTCTCGATGTTCACCATCGGACCGCCACCTCCATCGTTCGATACCGGTGTCGCTTGTAGGCCGCCCTGACCGCTACCGCGCTGAGTCCCTGGTGCTGTCGGCACAAGCGGACGTCGCATACTCGGCGCGGTCGCCACTCCTCCCCCACCGCTGGGGGTGACCGGGTGCTTGAGGAACGCGTTGCCGATCTCCATCGGGATGCGGAAGAACGGCGACTTCGCGGGATCGCCGAGCAGCGTGTCACCGAGCCCGAACGTCTCGACGGCGGCGTCGGCGGCCAGGCCGCCGGCGCGGGACCCGAAGTCGTGCCACGTCATCGGCATCGTCTTCTCGTCCTCGATCGCGGTGGACGTGGACGTCGTCGAGTCTGTCTTGGTGGTGCCGTCGGCGTTCTTCCCAGCCTTCAGGTTGTCGATCTTCGTCTGATACTGGGTGACCCGCTGCTGCTGTACCTGCAGGTCCGACTGGTACTTGCGCATCTGGGCACGCTGCCGTTGCGCAGTCGCGAGCAGCGCGGCCTTGGCTTGCGGGGTCTTCGCCTTCGCCGCGTCAGCCTCGGTCTTGGTGGCGCGCGCATCGTATTCGGTGACGCTGGCCTGCAGCTGATCCTGACGGGCCTTCGACGACGTGATCTGCTGCTCGAGCCGCGTGATCTGTTCCTGTGCTTTCGCGTCGACCATCCCGCCCGACGTGGCACCGTATGTGCCGCCCGAGGTCGCCCCGTAGGTTCCTCCCGACGTGGCGTCGGTGAACCCGGCGGTCGCAGAGTCGGCCGCCGCGCCAGAGGCGGGGTCGACGGCGGGGATCGGTTTGCCGCTGCCGACCGGGCCCAGCGCGGCGACGTGGATGTGGTCGGAGTGCTGACCGAACACGACGTCGGAGCCGTAGATCGGGATCGCGGCCTGACCTTCGGCGCGGGTGCCGCCGATGTTGTAGTAGTTGTAGCGGCCACCAGCTCCGCCGAAGATGATCTGCGCGAGCTGGTCCCGCATTCCGAACAGGTATTCGGCGGTCGCCACCGACGGGTCGACGTCGATGGCCATCCCTTTCGGGTGGTAGCCTCCGTCGGCGCCGTGATCGGTTTTCGCTGACGTCAGCTGCGCACCCGGGAACCGGCCCTTGATCGACTGCCACAGCGACGTCGCGACCGGAGCGCCGCCGAGCTGCTGCTGTTCACGTTCGGTCAGCATGACGCCGCCGCCGGCGAACGGGATCACGTCGCGCATGACGATGCCGCCGCCGGCGTAGCCGTGACCTTGGCCCCACACCCCGTTGATGTCGCCGTGGTAGCGGGCGCGCATGTAGCGCAGGGCGGCCACCATGTTGGCGAGCGGGTTGGTGCGGTCGTTGGGCAGGCTCGGATCGCGGTAGGTGGCGAACGTGCCTGGGATGACCTGCAGCAGGCCGACGGCTTCGTTGCCGCCGGAGTTGACGTCGACGACACCCTGCACGATGTTCGGGTTGCCGCCGGACTCGGATTGGATCTGCGCCAGCATCGCGTCGATGTACTGTTCGGGCGGGTTGAAGCCCTCGCGGGCCAACGCTTGCATCGCCAGGGCACGCCACTGCTGCGCGCCGGCCCCGGCCTTGAACGGTGTGTTCCCGCCGCCGAAAGCGCCGGCCACCCAACCCTTGACCTTGTCGATCGCTGCGTCGAGCATCCGCCCGGGCACCGACGTGATCGCCTTGCCGAACTCGGACTCACCGGCCTTGCCGAGGGCCTTGTCGACCCACGGCTTGAACAGGCTCTTGATCTTCGCGATCGGATCGGAAATCCAGTCGACCGCAGAACCGACCGCATTCTTGGCCCAGTCGAACGCCTTCCCGAAGATGCCGCCACCCTCGAACATCGGCAGCCCCGCCGTCTCGTTGGCCGACTTGCGACCCGAGAATCGTTTGTTGATCGCGAGGACGTTGGCCGGTCCGATCGCGCGGACCGCCTCGGGTACGAGGACGCCCTCGCCCGGTGAGAGTTTCGCGTTGACGATGTCGCGGCCAGGCGCGTACCCGGGCACCAGTCCGGGGCCGCGGTGCACACCACCGCCGGCGTATCCGGGGACGATGCCGCCGCCGGCGAAGCCGAGTTCGACGGGGTTGATCTTGCCGAGGTGGAAGATCGACGCGATACCGTTCCACAGCGGCACGATTCCGCGGTTGTAGACGATGTCGATGACGAACTTGGCGGGCGTCTTCACGATGTCGGAGATCCGCCCCCACTGGTCGCGGATCCAGCCGACGGTGTTGGTGAACGCGTTGCGGATGCCGCCCATGACGGCGCCGATCTTGTCGCTGACCGGCTTCATCACGTTGTCGTACACCCAGGAGAAAATGCGTCCCCACGCCTGCAGTTCGAGCTTGATGAACCCGACGATCGGCTTGATCACGTTGTCCCAGATGAACGACCACACGGCCTTCACCCCGTTGCGGAACCAGTCGAATTTGTTCCACATGACGACCAGCGCGACACCGAGACCCACCAGCGCGGCGATCACCAACCCGATCGGATTCGCCGTCATCGCGAGGTTGAGTGCCAACTGCGCGACCGCGGCACCGCGCGACGCGATCGTCTGCGCGAGCAGCGCGGCCCGGACAGCCACGAACGAGGCGGCGGCGCGCGCGTTCCCGGCCACCCACGCCGCAGCGCTCCGAGTAGCCGCCGCGGCCGACGACGCTGCCGCCGCCGTCGCGTTCGCTGCCGCCGCAGCCCGCACCGCGACAAACGACGCGACCGCCCGGGCCCGCATCGCTGTCCACGCACCAGCCGAGCGGACACCACCGGCAACCCACGACGCCGCAGTCGCGACTGCCTCACGGGCCGCCGCGGCTTTCGTCGCTACGAAGTCACCGACCGCCTGCACGCGGGCCTTGCCGGTCCAGTTCCAGTAGTCACGCGCACTGGATGCGACGTTCGCGACTCCGGACGCAGTCGACGTGACCGTGGATCCGGCGAACCGTGCCGCAGCACCGACACCACGAATCGTGGCCGATGCACCACCGACAACCGTTGACAGACCGGACCAGATGCCCTGTGCCACCTTGATGGTCACCCAAGCACCGGCCAGCCCGATCACCGTGCCGGCCACGGCCTTCACCGTGCCCTGATGGTCACGCAGTACGTCGCTGGTCACCTGGATCGCCGCGGTCGCCTTCTCGAACACTGAGGCGACCGGCTCTTTGAGCAGCTCGAACAGGGACAGCTTCAGATCTTCGGTGGCGTTCTCGAGGCGTTCCATCGATCCGGCCATGCCGGCGTTCTTCGCGGCCGCCGTGTCGGCGGCACCGCCCTGAACGAGCGCCGCCTCCCGGAGTTTGTCGAACCCGGACACCCCTTCAGCAGCGGCGGCGAACCCGAAGTTCATCGACTCTCGACCGAACGCGCCGGTCATGGCGTCGCTGAAGTCTTCCGACGACATCCGTTTGCTGGCGTCCTGGATCTGGCCGATCAGGGTGGCCAGCCCCTTGAATTTGCCTTCGGCGTCGAACGCATCGACACCGAGCGCGATCAGCGAGTTCCGTGCGCGTTCGCTCTGCGGCACCAGACTCGCGAGCACACCACGCAGGATCGTGCCGCCCTGCTCGCCTTTGATGCCCTGGTTGCTGAGCATGCCGATCGCGGCAGCGGTGTCCTCGATCGGCACCTTCAGCCCAGATGCGACCGGGCCCGCGTACTTCAGGCTGTTCGCGAGGTCGACGATCTCCAGCGACGCCTGGTTCGCGGTGTTGGCGAGGACGTCGGCGACCTTCGACGCTTCGCTGGCTGGGAGCTGGAACATGTTAAGGCTGTTGGCCTGGATCTCTGCGGCTCGCGCCGCGTCGATCTGGGCGGCCGCCGCGAGCTGCAGGGTGCCGCGTGCGGCGGTCATCGAGTCGGCGACCGCCAACCCGCCCTTGGACAGCTCGAGCATCACCTCGGCCGACTTGAGCCCCGACGTGGCCGGCAGTGCAGCATCGTTGGCGAGCTGCCGCACCGTCTCCGATGCCTGCGTCATCTGCTCATCGGTCGCGCGGGTCGTCACCTGCAGCGTGGCCAGCGTCCGCTCAAGGTCGGCACCGGTCTTGATCGAGTCGGTGAATCCAGCGGTGAGACTGGTCAGGCCGAACCCGGCCGCCAAACCGATCCCGAGGCCCTTCATCTGGGACGCCACCCCGCCGGCAACACCACCGAGTTTCGAGGTCGCCGTGTTCAGCGACGACGTCTGTCGTTCGGCAGCCTCCTGCGACGCGATCAGCTGTTTGTTCGCGTTCTCCTGCTGCTTGGTCGTCCGGATGACCGACTCACTGGCGTTCGATCGTGACCGCTGCACCTTTTCGAGGCGTTCTTCGGCCGCGACGACCCGCGACGAGCCGGTCGCGTACTTCTCCTGAGCCTCGGTGAGCTGAGCGGTCGCGACGCGGACACGTCCGATCCAGTCGAGCTCGGAACTCTTGGCTTTCTGCACCCGCGCCGACGCTCGCTCGAGTTCGGTTGTCGAGCGCTGCACGTCCCGAGTGACTCCGGCCATGACGCCGCCAGCGGATTTCGCTTCGGCGCCGAACGCGTCGGAGAATGCGGACCCGGCTCGGGTGCCGGCCGCTTTCATCGAAGTAACCACCGAGGCGGCGGCGGATTGGATTCCGACCGGGCGCGGCAGAATATCGAGGAAGAGAGGTTCAGCCATTCGACATCCTCCAATCCGTGGAGTTCAGGCGCAGATTTATGCCACGAGCAGCGCGGAAGCAGTAACATCCGCCGAATGATTCGAACTCGAATAGCCGTCGGAGCTATCACGCTTCTCGCCCTGGCCGGTTGCGGAGACGAGCCGACGCCGGACGACCAACAAATATCCACTGCGACAGAGGAAGTCAGCCTTCCAGCCGACTGTGAATCAGTACCTACCGGCGACCCCGGGTTGACCAGGGTGACAGTCGAGCCAGCGGTAGGTCACCCACCAGGAGCTCAGTCGATCACCTGGCAGACAAATTCCCCGATCCCGGACCGCGGAGTCGCCGCATTCACCTGGACGAGCGGAAACGTACTTCGCGGGCTGAAATATCTCGATGGAGAAATAATCGCGAACTACGTTTCCTACATCGACTATTCCGGGAGACCTCAGCGGAATATCGAGATCCCGCCCGCCACGAACGAGAACTCGTACACAGTTTTCGTACCGGCGGCCGACGCTGCCGATCTAGGAACCAGCTGGGTCGCCGATCTTGAGGTCGACGAAATGCAGAGCGCGTCCAGTCGGCCTGAGTCGACTGGCCAGTGTGTTCCTAGCTGACGAGATGCAGATCCGCCATCCGTTTCCGGCCGTGGATGAGGTCGCGCAGTTCGTCGGGGGATGCTGAGTCACTGCCTGATTCGTTCTCGGGTTCCGGTGGGTGCGGCGGTCTCAGGAAGTGCTCGTCGCCGGGTTGTCCCTGGTCGGGATCCCAGTTGGCTGACCGGTAGTCGTTGTTGTGGCGGGCGAGGATCTCCTCGATGGTTGTCCAGCCGGTGCCGAGGTAGCGCATGGTGGCGGACTCTTCGGGAAGGTTCTCGATCCACGACAGTAGTTCGACCGGGGTGATCGGGTCGGGGTCGTCGGCGTACACGATCCACCGGTGGAAGTCGCGAATCCGGTAACGGTGGTACCGGTGCAGGTCGGCGCCGATATGTGTCGGCGCCGCCTGCAGCCAGCTGATGACGTCAGAGACTTTTGGCAGCCGCCATCCGCTGGCTCATCTGCCTCCACACGAGGATGACGTCGGAGGCGCGACCACCGGCCTTCTTGAACCGCTCGTACTTCTGTGGGTCGTCGGGGGTGTTCATGAGTGCGCGGGCGATCTCGACGGAGTCGGTGCCGGCGGCATCGACGGCCTCGGACTGTTCGTCTTCGACGGCGAGCGGGTGCGGCACGACGAACACCTCGGTGGTCGGGGTGCCGTCGTTCTCGTAGGTCAATTCGAATTCGTATCCGGCACCACCGATTCCGTCGAGCATCTGCTGGCGGAAGTCGGCGAGGTTCTTGACGCGCTGGTTCATGGCTGATGGGTCCTCTTCTGGTTGGCGACTGATGGTGGGCTGATGTGGGTGGTGAAACCCGCCCGGGCGACGCTCAGCCCAACGTCACCCGGGCGAGATCTGGGGTCAGGACGTGACGGTCACCGAGTTGGAGGCCTCGGTGAGCGGCGACGCCTTGAGGTTGGAGCCGATGGCCTGCACCTTGAAGGTGTGCGCGCCGGCGGCCAGACCGGACACGGTGAGCACGGGGGCCGCCGAGGTGCCGCCGACCGCCACATCTGCGGTGTCGAGCGGGTCGGTCGCGTCGTCGAGGAACACCTTGTACACGAACGGGCTGTTCGGCGAGGCGGGCGCGGTGAACGCAAGCAGTGCCTCACCCGCGTCACCGGCGGTCGCGGTCGGCGTGCCGGGTGCGGTGGTCGGGCCGCCGAGGTTGCGCCATCCCTGGCCGTCGATGAAGATGCGGTGCGGGAATCCGGCAACGTCGTCGTACTGGCCGTCAAACGTGAACTTGGCCTGCGACTCCGTCTTGCGGTTCCACGATTCCTTGTCCGGCTTGGACATCGGTGCGCGCGGCAGCAGCAGACCGCGGGCGATGGTGCCGAACTTCTTGTCGACACCGACGAACAGCACCGTCCGGTCGTACAGGGTGATGTCCTGTTCGGGGGTCACCTGGTATCCGGCGGTGCCGACCGTCCCGACCGACGACAGGGGCAGCTGCTCGTTCAGTGCGTGCACAATCGGCAGGTTCGCGCCGAGCAGCGTCACCGATCCGGAGATCGCGCGGCTCTGCGCGTCCTTGCGGATGACGTCAGCCGACTGCCCAGACATGGTGTCCGAGACGGTGATGCTGCGGTCGAACTCGAGCGAGTTCTCGTCGGTGTAGCCGCAGTCGACGAACCCCCACGTGGACATGAGTGTCGCGTCGAAGTCGCCCGACTCGGAGTCGAATGGCGTGAAGTTCGCCAGCGACATGTCGGGGTCGTAGTCCTTGATCAGGACGAGAGTCTTGAGTCCCTTGAACAGATCCGCCGGCTTCCCCGAAAACAGATCGTCGTACGCTACTCCAGCCACCAGTGTCTCCTTGTTTCGTGGGTGGGAATCGGTCCCGAACCACTTGTGTGGCAGGGATTGTCGGATCGATGCTCAGGATTGGGCGTCGAGCCGTGAGTCGACGTAGTAGGAGGCGACGTAGCGCTCCACGTTCGGGTCGCCGAAGTCTTCGCGGTGCGGTCCTTCGTCGGTCCGGACGTCGTCGATCTGGACGGTGACGGGCTGGCCGTCGTCGTCGGTGTAGGTGACCTCGGCGCCGATCAGATCGGGCATCCAGTCGTGCACGGTGCGGGCCTGGTTGGCGGCCTGCTCGCGGCGGGCCGCGAAGTGGTCGAGGTCAATCACGGGTCGGTCGGTGTATCGGTCGTCGCGGCCGGTCACCCGGGTCACCTGGGTGTGCGGCAGGGTGGACGATTTGTCGTTCGGCCCGTACCCGGACACTGACGTCGCGCCTTTGTCTTGCAGGAACGCGATGACGGCTGCCTCGACGTGCGCGAAACTCATTCGCCCTGCAGGTGTTCGCGGGTGCGGCGCAGCACTCCGAACTTCGGGGTGTCGACGGTGCCGTACTCGATGAACCGGGACTTCCAGTCGCGGGCGGCGATGCGGCCCCGCCATGCGCCGTCGACGAACACGGTGTCGCCTTCGATGCCGTCCTGGTAGTCGCCTTCGCCGACGGGGGCGATGGATTGGGCGTAGTCGGCGCCGGTGTTGGCGAGTTCGCCGAGTCGGTCGCGGACGTCGGGGTCGGTGTTGGCGTGCCGGCGTGCCGCTGCTTCGATCGCGGCGACCACGGCGCCGTCAGTCAGTGCGGGCATTGTCGGTCCATTCGCAGAGAATCTCGTAGTGGTCGGGGTTGCCGTCCATGTCGGTCCACAGCTGCGGGGTGGCGAGCAGTTCGAACGTCTTCCCCAGCCGTTCGAGTGCGTCATCCTCGGTGAGCGCCTCAATGTCGGGGTCGACGGGTCCGAATGCGCGGGCCCGGATCTTCGCGACCGGAGCGTTTGTGTTGGTCTCCGACGGCGTTTCCTCTTCGAACGCCCACCCCGGCTTCTCGACCTTGCGGTCTCTGGTGTGGACGCCGCCGAGTGAACCTCGGGTCTCCTGGCTGTCGCGGAACACGAGGGTGACCGTGTCGCCGCCGAGTGCTACCACTGGGCTACCGGCCCGCAGTCGTCGAACCGGTACTTCGGTTGCGCGGTCTGCGAGATGCCGAGCAGCTCGTACATGCCGGGCGCGAAGTACAGCACGTCCCCCGGTGAGGCGACGGTGCCGGACTCCATGCGTTCACCGATGGTGCGCGAGTACTGGATCATGCGGCGGTAGCGGCCGGTGTCCATCGCGTCCTTGACGACGGTGATCGACACGAGTTTCGCGGCGCTGTCGTCGGCGGGAATGTCAGGTTTCCGCAGGCGAATCCAGCGTGCGGCGGCTTTGAGGAGCAGCAGGACGAATGGTTCCTCGGTGGTGGTGAGGGGGCGGTGGAACTGCACGAACTCTTCCGTTGTCAGGAATGGGGTGTCGTCGACCACCCCCTCACCACTGGTCACGCGAGTGCCTCGATCAGTTCCTTGCGGTCCATGTCGGTGACCTGCTCGACGGAGAGTCCGTCGACGAGGCCGTTGGTGATGGCCCACTCGGCGTACTCACGCCACGCCTTGACCGGTGCGGTCTTGGCGGGCGCTTCGAGCACCTTGTCGCCTTCGTGACCGTCGTCGTCGCCGGTGTCCGGGTCGCCTTCGTCTGCCGGGATGGAATCCTCGAACGGCTCGAACTTGTCGAACGCCTCGACCACGTGGTCAGGAATGTCGACGGTGTCCCCGCGGAACGCGTAGTGCCGCGTCCCGTCGGGGTCGAACCATTCGAAGATCGCGTGCCGGATCTTCTTGATTGCCATCGCGATCAGCCCGCCAGTCCGGTGACCTTGCGCACCGAGTAGGGGTTGGTGACACCCATGATCGGCAGCACGTAGGACTGGATGTACGACGACTTGTTGCGTGCCTCGCGCCACGTCTCTGTGGTGATGCCTTCCTCGTAGTCGAGGAACCCGACCGCACCCTTCTCCGCGACGTATGCGGTGCCGGCGGTCACCCGGTTGGAGGTGAACAGCTCGATGCCGTAGTAGTCGAGCAGCGCCTTGAGGTCGGGGCCGTAGGTGGTGGCGAGGTTCGCCGCCTCCTGCGGATTGACGATCCACACGTTGTAGGTGACGCCGAGCTCGTCCTGGTCGGCCAGCAGCTGCGCCTTGGCGAAGTCCGACTGCGGCAGCGCGTTGTTCGCCGTCGGCGACACACCGTTGGTGACGGCGGTCGACCAGTTCTTCCCGATGAACGTCAGCGCACCACCGACATCGGAGATCGCTGCCTCGAGGACGGCGACGGTGCGGGTGTTGACCTTCCGCACGATGGTGTTCGCGAGGCTGGTCACCGCCTGGTTCAGCGTCGACACGTCGTTGCGCTTCTTCGCCTCATCGGTGACGGGTACCTTGCCGCCCCAGTCCTCGACCTTCGCGAGCTTCTCGTCGAGCCGGTCGACGCCCACGTTGGGGTACTCGTCGCCCGGACCGCGCTGCTCGATGTCGCGGTTGGTGTACAGCTCGTTGACCTTGGCCTGCTGGTAGCGCATGGCGCCACCCATCACGGCCTGTCCCGAGCTGGTGAAGATCATCGGGGCGATGAACTTCTGCAGCGTGATGTCGGAGATCCGCCGAGAGATCAGGTTCGGCTGCTTGAGCGCGAGGTCGACGGTGATCTGGTTGTTGGTGACGGAGGGCGGGCCGAGCGGGTACGTCACCGGGGTGGGTCCGGGCATTGTGCCTGTCCTTTCTCAGTAGAGGGAGATCTCGGCGTCGCCGCCGGAAGTTGCTGCGGTGACGGCGTAGCCGACGGCCACACCCGAAGCCTTGGTGATGGCCTGCCCGTTCGAGCCGACCTCCACCTCGGCGAAAGCGGCGATGTTCGCACCCGCGGTGACGAAGGTGACGCGCGAGTTGCCGCGCGCCACACCCACCACGTCTCCGGATGCGGCGTCGTACTTCGACACTCCGCACACCCGGCCTGCGGCATCCGCATGAGCGACGGCGATGTTGCCGCTGGCCCGGTTGCCGGAGATCTTCAGGAACCGCTTGCCGGTGACGGCCGCGCTGGCACGTCCGGTGATGTCACGTCCGGGCTCGTAGACGCCCGTGTTCTCGTTGGCCATGATGTGGGTCCTTTCAGCCCTTCACGACCGGTTCGCCCGGCCATGCGTATTCGGTGGAGTCGGAGTCGCTGACCGATGCGTGCCCGACCTCGGCGGTCGGGATCAGGCCCTTCTCGAGGCCGTTGATGACCTCGGTGACGCCCTGGCGGTCGGCGGCCAGCGATGCCAGCCAGTGCTGGCGGCGGGCTGGAGCGATTCGCCCGTCGGCGATCGCGGCGCTGACGAGCGATTCGTCGGACTCGCGGATCTGCTGGGCGCGGGCTTCGCGGCCGGCGGTGGCGTCGGCGATCGTCGCTTCCCACTGCGCCCGGTCGACGGTGACAGTGTCGGTGCGGGTGGACGCGGCGACCGGCACGGGTTCGGGTTCGCTTTCGGGGGCGGGGTCGCCCTCGGGGGTCGTCGGGTCGACGCGCTCGGCGAGCGCCTCGTCGAGCGCCTGCAGGATCGTGTCCTCGTCGGCGTCGGCCGGGATGCCGAGGCGCTGCGAGACACCTTCATTCAGGGTGGCCACGGTGGGCTCCTTTCCTTCGGTTACCTCTGCCTCGGCGGCAGAAGGGGTTCGTGTGGGTCGCGACTCGACCCGGGTGGCGCACGCGTACTGCGGTTTCTCGCTGGCGGCGCGGGCGGCGACGTATTCGACTTTCACCTTCTGCGGGTCGCCGAACTCGACCTCGCCGTCGCCGGACATGGTGTAGGGGATGCGTTCGACGGAGTCGTCAGCGTCGTTCTGGACGATGAGTTCTGGCGGGTCGACGTACATTTCGCGGATCCACAGATCCCAGTTGGTGCCGGGGCCCGCGTAGTAGGCCTTGCGCACCTGGTCGACCGTGGTGGACGCCTCGACGGCGGTGGCTTTCGCCATGACGGATTCCTCCAGTTCGGGTGCCTTCGTGTACAGGTCGTAGAGCGATTCGAGGGTGCCGATCCCGGGCCGCATCACACCGAGCAGCGACATGGCGTGAAGCACGAACGGATGGGTGTGGCCGAGCTGGCACACGTAGTTGTGTTCGAACTCGCCGGACCGGTCGGGGTAGGCGGATGCGAGGACCGAGCGGCCTTCGCTGTCGGCGTTCGCCAACCACCCTGGGACACCGACGAAGTCACCGACGAGGGTGTTTCCGTCCTCGGTGAGCGTCAGATTGTCGATCAATCCGATCGCCGGGTCCCCTTCTCCGGGTACACCGGTGTGTCCGAACTTCAGGATCGGTCGACGCACTGCCGGGCAGTCGAGCGCCGCGATCGCCGCTGCGAGGTCGTCGGCGGACGGATGCCAGTCATCGGCGTTGCTGATGTTCCAGTAGCCGACCGACGCCAGTTCGACACCCTTCACGGTGGCGAGGACCGGAGCGGTCGGGTTGTCTACCACAACGCCCCCTGCCCCGGGTCGCGGCGAGCACGAATCCGGGCGGCCGGGGCGAGTGCCGGTGGTTGCGGCTGCTCGGTGGGCGCGTTGGGGTCGTCGACCGGCCCCGGGAATCCGAGGTTCTGCCGAATGGTGCGCTCGACGAGCACGTCCGGCGACAGAA